AGGGAAAATTTTAAAAAGGGGCGCAGATGTACAAAGTTAAATACAAAGACAGAGAATACAGATCAATGACGCTTGCATGTGATCTGTTAGGAGTTAGTGTAGCAACGGTTAGCCAATATGTAAAAAGAGGAATGAGTATTGAGCAGTCGATTGAGCAGATCTTAAAGAATAAAAAACGCAATAGCTGTACTGACCATTTAGGAAATGAGTTTGAGTCTATAAGAACTATGGCAGAGTTCCATAACATACCCTACAACGTGCTATACAACAGACTTAAACGTAAATGGAGCCTTAAAAGAGCATTGATAACACCTATCGCAAAACCACGGGGTAAATATGCAAGTAACATACAAAGGGAAAAAATATAGGTCAATATCCTTAGCATGTGACTTTTTGGGAATTAGTCCGGTAACTGTATGTGTGAAATACAAGGGTGTTCCGGTTGAACAAGCGTTTGACCGGATACTAGAAAACAAAAGAAAAAATAACTGTACTGACCATTTAGGATATGGTTTTGAGTCTAAAAGAGCAATGGCAAAATTTTACAATATACCATATGAAACTTTGCTGTTCAGACTAAAGTCACACTGGGATTTAAAACTGGCCTTAACAACACCTGTAGGCAAACCAAGAGGGAAAAGCGCCAATGGATAAGGAAGTTTGGGAAAGAATGACCTACTTTGACAACCAATGGAACGATGAAGATCAGGACTTCTACGAGTACGACAGCGAGCCAGAAGATACAGTCAATCTGCCACGTTATGACAATGTAGCAGATGATTTGGATGCCGGAGATATTCCGGAAGCGGAACAGAATGATAAGTAAAAACGGAAACGGAGTTATAAACATGACAGATTTTATTGAACAGCTTGAAACTAAAGCAAAGAAAAAACAGATTACTGTTTATGAAACAGATGATTTCAGTATTTTTAAGTTGAATCCTTATAACAGAGAAATCAAAGAACAAAAAGTTAATAAGTTTATGAGTCAAGGAGTTAAAGATGTTGTTTTTCTTGTCAATAAACAAGGTGAAATTCTTGACGGCCAACATCGTATTGAAGCATGTAAAAGATTAAAACAGCCTGTTACTTTTCAGATTATTGATGACGCAGAGGCTGACTATATTCATGAAATTAATACTGTAGGAAGCGCATGGGCCTTTACTGATTTTTTGGAACACTTTGCCAAAAGAGGGTTTAAACAATATATTTTCTTACAAAATTTTTTCAAAAAATACCCATGTAAACTTCTATCTAAGAAGGTGATTGCCTTATTACTAAGAGGAGTAAGGGTAACATCAGCCGATAGTAAAAATGTTAGTGTTTGCAACACTTCTTCGGTAAGTATATTTAAACAAGGTAAGTATATTGTAAAAATAAATCCTTTATGGGTAATAAACACAATATCATTTCTTAATGAAGCTGAAGAACAGATTGCCTTTTATCAAATCAGAAAACAAACAACTCAGCTTTTCATAAAAAATCTTGTGAATTTCTGTATAGTTCTTCAGGCATGGGCCTATGACATGAATATTAAAAATGTAATTGAATCATTTAAACGTAATTTCTATGTAGAACTTACAAATAACGGACTAACTAAAAGAATAAAGAAAGAAGATTTTAATTTTATAAAAGTTTATGAAGATATCTATAACAAACAAAAAACACTCCGGTTTAATTATGAGGAATACAGCAAAACTTATACAAAAAAGAATTTGAATAACGAATATATGAGTTCCTTTTCTATGAAGACTGAATAGTATACCCATAACCATAAGAGGTAAGTAATGGAATTTAAGTTAGAAGGGTTTCTAAAAAAGCATAACAAAGGCTGTAAGTGTAACTTCCGCAAAACAATAACTGATCATTTCGGTAATGTATTCAGCTCTATTCGAAGAATGCTCGAGTTTTACAAGATTAATCCAGGTAGGTATTACTACTTTAAGTCTAGATATACCTACCTTGAACCGGCAGAGATACTGCAGAAAATTTTAGACAAACAAAAGGAGAAAGAACATGGCAAAAAAGCTCCTACTCACACCTAGAGATGTAATGGAGATTCTCGGAATTGAAAAAGGACTCTTTCACAAGATAATGAAGCAGAATCAGATCCCATACATTACCTTATGGGACTCTCCGAAGAATCCACGGAAATATTTCAGGCAACAGGACATTATTGAATTTATCAAGAAAAGGACGGAATTAAGCGATGAAGAAATTCGACAACGGTATTTATGCAGATATTAGCAATGAAGATTATCACACTTCCATGGGAATAAGTAAGTCCCTTCTGGATGCAATGAACAAGGGTGCTGCATACTTTGTTTTTGAGCGCAACGCTCCGAGATTTGAAAGTCTGTCACTCGGTTTAGGAACTTTGGTGCACTGCCTTCTGCTGGAACCAAAAGAGTATGAGAACCGTTATCTGATTGCTCCGGAGTGCGACCGCAGAACCAAAGAGGGTAAAGCTACCTGGGAAGAGTTCCAGAACGCTAATGATGGTTCTAAAAAGATTGTATCTGCAAAGGATGACAGTATTGCTCATTCGATTGCCGAGTGTGCAATGGCTCATCCGTTAATCAGTAAATATCTGCAGGATCAAGATGGCAAAGCGGAGGTTTCTATCTACTTCACAGATCCTACAACTGACTTGCAGTGCAAAATCAGACCGGATTGGCTTATTGTCAGAGAAAAGGACGGCAGAAAGAAAATTATCTGCATTGACGTGAAGACAACCTCAGACTTCGGCAATTTTGCATCGAGCGTGTGGAATTACCGTTATCACGTTCAGCAGGAGTTCTACCGACATGGTTTAAGCATAGCCTACAACGTGCCGCTGTCAGATGTTGAATTCTACTTTGCTGTGGTATCAACGTCACAGAGCGGAGCAGTATATCCGTGTGATTTCTTTGACCTTGCAGATCCTTATCAGCCAAAAGGTGAAGCTGAATACAAACGTAATCTGCTGCAGTGCAAAGAGTTTAAAGATTCCAAAGTGCTGAAACCGTCAGTGCTTGAGATGCCTGAATGGCAGCTCAGGATCTGTGAAAAGGATTTAGAAGAACACAATAACTCAATCCTCTAGGAGTACAAAATGCTAGACATAAAGAATATAAATCAGGTGACCAGGGCGCACGGAGTAAAGATTGCGCTCTACGGTGACAGCGGCATAGGCAAGACAGTATTGGCTACCACATGCAGAAATCCGTTGCTCGTAAGTTCTGAAAAGGGAACAACCTCAATCAATCAGAAAGTGCTGAGTTATTATCCGAATGATGAGATAGTTGCTCACAATGTTCAGAATATGGCAGTGCTTGAGATAGAGAATGTAGCCAATAACGGCACTTTAACAGAAGAGCAGATCAGCGCACCAATTAAAAAGCTGGTTGAACTGCTGAACTTTCTGAAGACTGACAACACCTTTGAAACGGTAATCTTTGACAGTTTCACTGAGATTGCCGAGATTCTCCTGGCTATCTACGTGACTCAGGTAAAAGACAATAGGAAGGCTTATGTAACACTGAATGAGAAGCTGAACAATTTCATTAAGGCTTGTTTAGATTTACCTCAGAATATCGTGTTTATCTGTCAGTTGAATGAAGCAACAGATGAAAATGGTAATGTTTCTAAGATTAGACCGTCACTTCCAGGGAAGAGGTTGTTAGAAAAGCTACCATACATGGTAGATGAAGTGCTGTTATACAAATACATCACTGACGCTCAAGGTAACCGTTCAAGAGCGCTTGTAACAACTTTAGACAATGATTTCAGTAATTTTATAGCAAAGGACAGATGTGGAAATTTAGATGTTTATGAATATCCGCACCTACAAAATATCATCAACAAAATAAGAGGTTTTTAATAATGAACCAGGAATATAATTTAGATTTTGCAGCATATAACGACGTAGCACCGGCAGAAGCAACAGGTGATTTTGCTTTGATTCCAAAGGGTGATTATCCGGCAAGAGTTGATAACATTACTTCCATGATCACTCAGGGCGGCACTCCGTACATTCACATTGAATATACCATCGTGTCAGGAGAGTACGCTAAGCGCAAAGTATTCAGTGACTTGTGGATGTCACAGAACGCAGTTCCATACACCAAGGCTAACCTTGCGTGTCTGCTGCAGGCTTGCGGTTTAGATCCTAGAATCTTTGGATCTAATAACTGCCGCAACCACACACAGCTTGCAAATCTTGTACGTGATAAGGTGTTCTCTCTCGGAGTGATGATTAAGAAGGGCGGCAAGAAAGAGGACGGCTCACTGTATGATGATAAAAACGACGTGAACTATCGTGATGTAAGACCATTAGCAAGAACTCAGTCATCAACCATTCCGCAGCAGACTGTTAAGCAGGCGGTACAGCCTCCGGTTCAACCGTCGTATGGCTATGCTCCGCAGAATCCTCAGCCGCCAATGCCGCAGAGACCGGTTGCTCCGATGCAACAACCTCAGACTATGCCGAACAATGCGGCCGGTGTTTATATGCAACAGCAGATCACTCATCAGAACAAGCAGCAGGGCGCACCATATCAACAGCCGCCAATGCCGCAGATGCAGACTTTTGAGCAGGCGGCCGCAACTGCAACTGAAGACGATATACCGTTCTAAACAATTCCTTATATATTACAATGTAACCAAGGCGCACTTGTCATGTTGGTGCGCCTTTATAGGATTGTCCTATGTTACTTGATTCTTTTTCTCAGAAGGCTCTTCTGAATGCCGCAATACTCACTGAAGATAATGAGCACTTGCGGACCCTTTTCAATCGTGAATTTCTGTCGATTGAACACATTGCCGGCAGAGTAGCGGCAGAAACCAATACCAATATGAGTCAGTGTCTTGATGTGATATTTACAGATCCTTTTTCGTCTGTAATATTCCATAATATCCTTGATGCTATTCATAAAAATTTCAAATATTGCGTCGCTTCAGTAATGCAGGAAGCGCAGTCTTATGACACCTCAAACGGTACCAAGACACTTTCGGAGATTATCGGCTATCTGGCAACGCCTGGAGTAGATCCGACATCCTATAACAAAGACTTCTTCAAGGACCTTAAACTTAGATTCATAGATAACTGTATTGCCAATTGTGTACTGCGGATCAAAGAGCAGAACGTCAGCTTTGAATTGAGTCAGTTGAAGAAGCTTGAGAGACTGAGAAGAGATTATGAAATATCTCAGGATTTCACTCGACACGATCCAACAGTGATATCTAAAGGTGTCGAGTTATACATGAATGAAGCTAGAATTGCTTCAGAAAATGACGGTCTTATCGGCATATCTTATGGCTATAAAGATCTAGACAGAGCAACACTCGGGATTAAAAAGAATGAGCTTATTATTGTTTCCGGTCGCCCTGGTGACGGAAAATCCACATTACTGCTCAATATTATGCTGAGTGCTCTTGGATTCGACGTTACTCAACGTGCAGACTGTATGATTATAAGAGCACCAAAAAACGTATTGTTTTTCACAATTGAAATGAGTGCTGCCGAAATCTGGCAGAGACTAATTTCTCTGATGTGTCACATCAATTTACAGTGTGTACTGACCGGAAACGTAGACATGAACGATCCGAACGGAGCATACAGCCTCAGATTTAAACCGTTCATTGACTTCCTGGCTGAACATTTGAAAATCATTGATTTAGGTTCAGAAAACCTTGATGTAAGGAATATCAAGAATTACTACCTTGATTATATCGACAATGGATTCAAAGCAGACTTAATTATGGTTGACTACCTTCAACTGCTGACTTTTGATGATCTGTCTTTAAAGAATCCGTCAGCACGCTTCCAGGAGATTGCTCAGGTGTCCCATTACCTTAAGCGCATGACCAAGGAATACAATATCCCTATTGTGGCTGCAGCACAGCTTAACCGTGAAAGCGACAAAACAAAGGACAAAAACAATGAGAACGCACGTAAACCAAGACTGAGTGATCTGCAGGGTTCATCTGCCATTGAACAGGACGCTAATGTTATTTTGGGACTGTGGCGCAAAGATACATATCTACCAACTGACGATGAACAAAAGAAGAAAGAAAAAGTACCTGGAGTGCCGATTATGTATATCTGTATGCTGAAGAACAGAAGTGGGTTACTGCTTGATAATCAGGTTATTTTCCACGGTGAACAGTGTCTGTTCCAGGATGCTTCCGCAATGGATTTAACCGGAGTTGAACAGAAGAACGAAGGTGGCTCAAAAAACGGTTTGCTCTACTAAGTGTCCCGTAGGTGTCCCGTGAATTTTAATTTGATTTGTAAGTTATTGATTTTACTTGATAGTTTTCTTGAATGTGGTGCCTCGGGTGAACCCCATGAAACAGTTTTTAATAATTCATAAAAGTTCATAAAAGTTCACAAAACTCTTTATTTATCACGGTTTTGACGCGATTTTATAAATTTTTCTTTTAACCTCAATTACATCGAAATTATACTAAAGTGTCCCACGGGTGTCCCACGGGATTCATGGAGATGTAACAAAATGTTAACGGAAAAATATTTGAAATCCGTCAAATCAATTGACGGATCTGAGCTGCTGTTGTCTGATAGCGCTCACCTTAAATTGAGAGTCTACAAAACCTCAAACGGCAGTCTGACCTTCACCTGGATTTACAGATACAAAATCAAAAGCAAAGTCTATAAACAACGCATAGGAATTTATCCGGATATGACACTGACAGAAGCAAGAGCAATCTGTGTTGAATTGGATGCTAAATTGCTTGAAACCAACGAACCACTGCAGCCGACTATTCAGAGGAATATCAGAAAGCCGAACTGTAACAGCGTCAAAAGCTTATTCGAGCAGTATATTGACTTCAAACGCTACGCTTTGAGAGATTCAACTCTGCATAAAATTCAGAAAGCATACAAAGCTGAAATCAGCAAACTTGATAATCTTCCTGTTAAAGACCTTGAGCCTTCAATAGTTCTGAAGACAATCATCAACCGTCTGATAGAGGAAAACTCGCTTGATTATGCACGGTATATTGCCAATTTACTGAATAGATTCTGCGAATACTGCATAGATATTGGAGAACTTAAGGTTAATCGCCTGGAGCGTCTTAATCGTGCAATTCCGGCAGGCAAGGCAAGACATCAGCCATCATTAGACTCAGACAACCTTGAAGGTGAGTTAAAGGAACTGCTTGCCATGATTAAAACAAAGCCATTGAGTTCTCAGTGTCTGTTTTTCGTAAGTCTTCTGACATTGCTGAGACCTTCCGAGATTGTCGGTATTCAACTTAAGAATATAGACTTTGATAACAAGGTTATTCTAATTGAGCAGACAAAGACTACTGATGGTTTTAAGGTCCCAATATCGCCACTGCTGCAGTATTGGTTGGAAACTCAAATCACGGTCCGGCCCATTGATAATGAGTTTTTGTTTTCATCAAAAACAATCAGCGGTCATGTGTCTTCAGATTCCATGTCTAAGCTGTTGAGAGAGAATGGTTATCGTGACAAATTGGTAAGTCACGGTATCAGAAGTATTGGAAGGAATTGGATGGCATTCCATGAAGATCAAATACCTTTCTCTGTAGCAGAGATGTGTCTGACTCATGTCGTCGGAAATGAAGTGACCAGAGCGTATTTCAGAACTGATTTATTGGAAGAACGAAGAAAAGCTATGAATCTGTGGAGTGAATACATCTCAAGTCTGTAGCTTCTGGAACAACAAAAAACCGGATGGCATAACACCATCCGGAAACCAGGTTACTAGACAGGAAATTATCATTTAAGATTCAACGAATATCAAATTTTTGATATAGCTTCCTGACCAAAAACCATTCGCATCACCTAATAATGCAAGGTTGTTGTACATTGTATAAACATTTGATACAGTTTGAGATGTTAAAACCTCATCATTAACATATAAAGTAACTGTTACTGTATCATCATCATTTGTTACATATTCCATTTTAACATGCACCCATTGATCAAAAGGAAAATCAAAAAAGCTTTCACTTCCCCTAAAGTCTAAACCTATTTTTCGACCACGATACGCGATTCCCCACCAATCACTATGTCCACTTAGTAAAATCCAAATAAAACCACCATACGTGTCTTTTAATTTAAAATCAAATTCAACAACAAAATTATTAACTTGTTCCGTACAGTTAAAACAATAGTATCCAGTGTTTCCATTGTTTGACAGAGCATATCCGCCATCATCCTCGACAAAAACCGGAACTTTGGAATTTTCGTTTGTGTATGAACCATACTCTAAATCCATACTGTTATTAAAATCTGCTTTTAATAAAATATTCTGTGTTGGTTCCGGCTCCGGCTCCGGTTCAGGCTCAATCTGATCATCAACAAACACTCTAGCATCATAATTGATTGCAGTAACAGAACACTTTTTATCACTAGGCTTGATTGATGTAACCCAATATTTCTCAATTTTTCCGATTGCATAATGCGGTAAATCTAATTGAATGTTACTGCGTAAATTAAAATCTAATTCACTTAATAATTGAACATGAGTGTTATCAATATATGTACAACTTATTTGTTGCACTGTTCCATCGTATCGTCTAATGTAAATCAAACTCACATCGCTAGGTACAGTATCAGACAATTCACAAATTAAAGTATCACTGTCATAATCAATCACATAGCCACTGTAAGCGTTTAAATCTTGTGGCAAGGCTACTGCTATTAGTGAGCCATAATTACAGTTTAAAGCGTCAAATTCGCAATCAAAATCAATCTGCTTGCGCTGATACATAATTTCACGTAAACGTCTGGCACCTAACTTAATCGCCTTGTTTACATTTGTAACGGCTAATACTTCAACCTTTTCAGTATTGAGTGAATTTTGATAATTGTACACACTTGCTTCATTTGTCGATTTGTCTATATCAACATAAACCTCATCTTGCTTCCAATTCTGAGGGTTCATATAGGTTATATCTGCTTCGTCAGCGTCGGTAGGTGTAATGAAATTGTATGTTATCTTTGGCTCTCCGGTCATATTGTTTGCTGTAAACATTTGCTCTATATATGCGTTTTCACTTCTGTATGTGCCTTTGATTTTATTGCCGTCAATTATAGGCTCTGTATAACCTACTTGCATACACTGTTTAATTGCTTCCAACACTGTCGTACTTTTGTCAAAACGATAATCAAAATTAAGTCCGGCAGTATTCCACATTTGATCTAACTGCATTAAATTTTGTTCATCGTAAATCTTGCCAAACTTTGAATGTTCACAAATATACTTTATCGGTGCTGACAATGAACGGTTAATTTCCTTATCTTCTCCGGTAGTTGCTGATTGATTTGCTACTGTGATTGTTTTTTGTGTCGGGTATTGAATTGACAATTTACCTATGTACCAAGTCCAAAAATAACCACCTGAGCCATACGTAGTACCTTTCATAAAGCCTATATACTGCCCGAAATGAATAGCGATTTGTGGATAATCATCGGCAGTTACATTAAAGATAAGTCTACCGCCTTGACTTCCATCCTCTCTATTTTCATGTGGATTTATCCATACTTTAATATACGCTCTTGTATGTTCAATTCTTATTGAATGTGCCTCATCTCCGCCTTGACTGCTAGGGAAGCCATCTCCTATCAAATATGAACCCATAAGAGTGCCTAAACCGCTTCCACCGCCATAGACGGGTGCATACAGTCTATACTCATAAAAACATCCAAGATCATCACTTGATACGTACTTATCAAATAAACACAAACAGAATCCGTTATAACTTCTGCCTAAATCTGTGCGTTCTGAATAATTGTTTGCTTCAAACCAAAATTGCAGATTTCCGTTTATTGCTGTGGTTGTGTCTGAACGGTAACGGTAATCTCTATGATTGATGATATATCCATAGTCTTTATCCATTTTTCCGGCTATAGGTAAATTATCAGTGGGGATTACTTGCTGATATTGAATAATTGTTGCTTCACGGGAATTGATTAACCGTTTATTTGTAAACCAAAATGTAGCACCATTAGGAGACCAACCCGTTTGATCATTCTCTCCGTTATTTCTCCAATTATGCATGAAAATGTATCTGCGGTAGTAACCATCTTTGTTTATAGACATGAATTTTTTTGGAACTTTCCAATATGCCGGATACCATGAATTAGCCATGATTAAATCGTACATTTCCGGTGCTGAATAGTTAAAGCTGTCAAAACCATTAACAACAACATCTTGATATGTGGTTGTTTTAACGTCATTCAGATTTGCTAAACGTCTAGTCCATAATGTACTGATTTGATTGTCGCTTAATTCTGCAAGGCTCTCGCTTCCCCTAACGGTAATTGCAATTACAGTTACATCGGGATAATGCGTATCTTCTGAAATTAAACATTTTAACCCGTTCCACAAAAACGTCTGAACATCTTGACTGCTAGTAGTGTAATCAGACAGATTAGTAACCCTAAATTCATAAGCATTGTTATCATTGCCTACGTCTATACTGATTGTTTCACCAAAAGCGTCTGGACTGTTTTTAGTGTAGACTTTAGTCATACTCTGCGGTGCGTCTGTACTTCCGGCAATTTTCCATTCTAGCAAAATCGTTGCAGTACGGTTTTCATAATCGCCCTCATCGCTCAAATGATATAAACCACTAGGGAATGAAAAATCTACTTCATAATATCTACTTGTTGCACCTATCGGACACGCTCTGTAATATCCGGCTACATTTGATTTTGCGTTTGATAATGTACTTGCCGTTTCGACTAATTCAATCTCTGCGGAACTTGTACGATTTGCAGAAAATCCGCCCCAACCGCTAGTAGTTCTGTATGTTATGCCGTTCTTATCTTTTGCCAATAATGTATATGATGTACCATTAACAGCTTGTACTTCATAAAAACCATTGTCTAGTACATGTGTACTTTCTAAATTACTGTCACTATAAACAAAACTTTTCAATACTAAAGTTGCTGATGTATTTTCTGTAATTGTCAAATTGACAAAATTTACATCAATAAACTTGCCTTTGTTTGTATCAGTTCCATAATTGATTAAGGTTAAAGGATATGTTTCAGAACTACCACCGTTTGTCACTGTGAGAGCAACTTTCCATCCTAAAGCAAGGTTTAAATTACTAGGGATTGAACTAGCATAACATCTGACAGAACTAGGCATTAACTCAATATCAGTTAAATTTATTGTTCTGTCCTGTCCTTGCAGATTATATAAACGAATCATGTCACCGCTGGCAAGATGTAAATCACTATCGCTTGTTGCCGTTAATTCGTTTAATGTTAGCGTTGCCGATACAATTTCACCCCGTTTACGTGAGTTGCTTTCAGTTGCCGGAACTTCCTTTCCCGACATTGTAATTTCAGTTGAATTGTACCAACATCTGTGGGCATCATGTGAACTAATATCTTGATTAGGGTCTGCCACCAAAACATCAATATCACTTCCTACGTATGAACTGATAGGAGTTGCACCGATATACATCTGATCTAAAGACCAATCATAATAGCCTACACCTTGACACAATAGCATAGACATATAGCGTACATTGTTTACATAAAAATAATGCTTATCTGAAATATAATCGGGAAATGCTTTAACCAACCCAAACTGCTCCGGTATCGGATCTTCTAACTTCGCCTTGTTGCCTTGCGCATTTGGATCATAGATTGAACTTCCCGATTCTTGTTTTTTGTCATCAGTCTTTATTTTTTTGAGCATTGACATTGTATAAACCGCAACGGCAAGCGCAATAATTATCATTGCAATACTGAAAAAATCTTGCGGTTTGATAACAAACTTTAAACACCTTGTTTTGCTCAATTTAAACACTGACCATAAATCACACGGTACTTCCTGCCCGTCTGAATATACGGTTACATTATCTTTTAGATTCTGTAAATTTAATCTCTGTAATGAGTGTTCTAGCAATTCTAAAATTGTTAAATTTGATTGATCTAAATCAAATTCTCTGATCGGATTATTATCAATGCAATTACAGATTTTAATTCTCATAAAACAACCTCATTTTTTCGTGTCTATAAATTCTTATGCAAGGATTCGATTTAAAAGGCTCAAAACAGCTTCCTTTTTTGCTATCTGTATGCAATATATGACCGTAAATGTATATACCCACATGAACAAGTACAGAGTGTTTAAAATAGCAAATTACATCAAAATCTCGCGGTGTTTTAACCTCGGTAAATGAACCCTTTATTTTATCGTACCCGACTGTCATAGTGTTTTTCTGACAGTCAGTGCATAAATCTAGTTCGATGTTTAACTCGTTTTTATAAACATAACAAACCATACCCCAACAATCTAAATACGGGTAACATCTGCCGTTAGGGGTATGAATATTGTGTAGGTACTTTTCGATATTAACAGACATACCTTAACCCCTTGAACTGTTTAGCTGTATAGCGTTTGAACGGGAATTTAGCATTAAGGGTATCATGCCATCCGGCGGTAATAGTCGCACCTTTAGGAGTAACCTGGCATGATGTTACGAACAAGGTTAGTGAGTAACAAGGCTTGTATGCAGTCACACTGTCATACTCTGCTGATGTATCAAAAGGCAAATATTCTAATACAGTTAAATAACATGGATTCGCACCTGTCATTATCGTATCTGCAATTTCCAACACTTCACCATTGATACTTGCTACACCAAAAGACAATGCTGAACCGCTTTGATTTGTTCTTTCCGGTAAATTGATTTGAATACCACTAGGAGTAAACTCTCTTAACTCGTCATTGTGATCACGGGCAATAAAGCCATGATAGGATTGAGCAAAACAGATAGGAGTTGCAAGGCTTTCAGATTCAATCACAATAGCGTAAATAGGTGCATCTGTGCCGTTAGCATTGACAATCGCTAATTCGCTGAATTTACGCACCGGAGTTGCAGGTACAATTTCAGTTGCTATTGTTGTGTACTGTTTATAAAAATTATTAGGTAATTCAAATTTACCACCGTATTTTAAACCTTTGCTAATTACACATTCAGATAAATAGAATTGTGGATTCGTATTGGTATCATGATTGTTACAAACTGTAAACCATTCGCCATTACGTGCTACATAATCGGTGCTGAATGTGTTATGCCATGTTTTAATCGGATAACCATCGATGTACATTACAACCGAACACACATCAGTATTTGCGTCTAATACTTCTAACTGCAATTCAAAACAAACATGATGCCATCCACGGTCTGACCAACCGTTACCGATAATACTTTCTGCTAGTCTCGGTAATCGTTCGTTATATGCAGATATAAACCTATATCCATCCCCACCACCGGCAATCTGCATAGCCATACCTGCATAACTTGCGGAAACAGCGCTCCAATATCCTTGGATAAAAAGAAAACCGTCATTGATAACGCTTCCTGTAGCCAATGTGTTTTTGGATGTGTTTAAAATTGATTCAAAAAATGGTAATGCTTTCCAAAAATTACCGTTTCCATCGTCATTAGGTGTACAAATTGTAAATTCAAAAGTTCTTTGAATAGGTTTTGTTTCGTTATACCAAATACCCTCAGAATCAAAAAATGCCGGATAATCAGAACTTAATTTCCGATTACATGCTAAACAACTAACGCCATTGACTTCTGTGATATCTGTATAGTACGGATCTTCGATGCAACCTTTTGATATTAAATTACCTCGTAAAACATTTATTTTACCGTTTGCAAAATTACAAACAAACAATGTATTTTCTGATAATGTACCCCAACCGACAACGCTATTAGCTGACACATTAACAGTTTGCGATAATGTAATTACATTGTCGTTAATATCAACTACTTCACATGTGTATGTGATTGTAGAAGCTGGTGCAACTGTTATGCTTGTTGCTGTTTCATCATTATCCCACTTGCAACTTTGAAAATCGCCTTGTAATGCAAGTGTTACCGTATCTCCGGCATTTATGAATGTACTGCTTGCTATGATATACGGTTTAACTGTTAATTCAGTAAATTTCAGATTGTTTATATAAAATTCTGTGTTATTGGATGTTACATAATTCTGCGCACCAAACGTCAAACCTTTTTTGATTACGGTTAAATTGTCTGTGTCCTCGTATGTGTAAATTAACGTGTCATTACTATAAATTGTGAGTACATTGCTTTCTCTGTGCAATTTATAAGTGAACCATGTATTATATGTATTTATTGTCGGGATTATTATGCTTGTGTTTGTAAGGTTTAACTGTATTTTGCCATCGTCATAATCTTGTAAAGAAAAACAATCCGGTGCCTCAAAAAACACATACGAACGATTACCGATTTTTCTAACATCAAATTCAATTTCATAATCGTCTATATCTCTGAATTTTGAGCCAACGTATGAATAACCTCTATGATTATAATTGTTTCCGGCACCTGAATTATGCAGACAATAATTACCGCTTTCGAGTTCAACAAACTCATAATTTGACATAGCAATATTTAGCGTTGGACTTTCTTTCCAATCAGAATTTAACGCATGATTAGTTGTCGTCTGATCGTTAAAATCAACATCAAGTAAAATTCTACTCATTGTAATAGTTACTCCATGAATCGCTAAATTCAACATTATCAACGTCAAGCGTCATGCTGATTTTGTAACATGCGCCTATATGATTACGGCAATTCAAAGACTCTGTAATCTGCCCGTTTTGAATACGCACTTTTCGGGCAATTATCGGTTCTGTTGTTTCCAAACGGTCATTCAAAATAGGCGCAATAAACCAATCGCAACCGTGATTGATTGAGTTTTCATAAAAGTTTAACCATGTTTGATAGTCAGTAATATTGTTAAACTGCAAATTTACTGACAGTGTGTGTGGTGCGTCAACTGATAGTAAACGCTGTCTTACAGTTCCATTCGTCATGGTAGTTCTTATGACTGACGGTGAACGTTTGAGACTGTAACTGTTTTGTAAGAATTTAGGTAATGTATTAGGGTAAAAATTCATTTTAGTATCCTTGTCTTGCTAGTCCATAAGTACCACTCATAGCGTTTGCAACCGCGCCACCGTTTCTAATATTCGATACGATAACATCAATAATCGTCTGAGTATCATCGTCAGTCCTTTGGTTCACTTGCCCTGCCCTTGAAGCATCCTCAATTAAATTAACTTGAACGTTTGATTGACCGGCATTGGAAAGCAAATCAGCAGTATCTTTTCTGCTGGTAACTGTTGCCGGACCTTGTATGAGTTCCGGACCGTACTCACCGACGATACCCAGAGCGCCGGATGCAATCTTTCCACCTTTATCGTGCATAGTCACACCTTTCAGCTGACTCAGAATCTGTGTCGTCATGGCAATCGCCTGGCCATAAGCGGCAATACCGGCAGGGAAGAACGGTTGAGTGGTGAGAGCAGAAGACCACGCAACAATAGCATTGGCTGTAGCAGAAGCAACTGCAAAACCTTTCTGCAGCGCAAATGCGGCTTTGTATGCTCCGGAGTTCTCGTTGAGTCCTGTAGTAAGGTTCTGGAATCCGGTAGCTACCTGGCCGAGTGCGTCAGCAGTTTCTTTGTACGGCTTGGCCCACTCATCATGTTTAGCTTTACGCTTTTTGTCCTGGTATTCACCGTCCTTTTTGTAATACTCTTCCCGAAGTGCGGCTAAAGCTTCCTGATATGCAGTCTCGCTAATCAGTTCCTGGTCGTGATACTGCTGCAGCATTTCAAGCTTCTGCTGATATTGATTCTGCAACCTTACCAACTCACCATCACCGGTAAGAGTTTGCATGAAATCATAGGTTTCCTGATTAAGTGCTTTTCTGGCATCAAGATACTGCTTTTCGATAGCAAGTTTGACAGCGTTGTACTCCTCTTCAGAAACATTACGGTTCTCAGCATACATTTTATTGAGTTCCAGAAGTTTCTTCTGATACTGATATTCAATCTGCTCGGACTTTGACAAAGTTCTAGCCTGGTCATCAAGGAAGCGCTGATAATATGCAGACCAGGTATCTTTCCATACCAATGCGGAAGACTTACCACCTTTGCCGCCTTTATCTCCTTTATCGTTGCCGATGGTAGTACCGCCGGTGAGATTAGTAGGTGCATTCTCTGTAGTTCCGGTTAATTCAGATGCGGTTGTAATCTTGTGGCCGCGTGATGCGGCTATACCTTTAGCAACCTTGTCATAATACTCATTGATCTCTTTATTGATTCTCTGATTAGACTGCTCGATGTTATCAGTAAATTTATCAACAAAAGTTTTATTAGTGTCCTTTATGCTGTCGAGCTGCTGCTTTAAATTCTGTTGATATAAAGTCTTGTAATCGGTATCTCCTGCGAACATTCCGCTGCGGAGAAATCTGATTAAATCTCTGTCGGTTACAGTTGCAGAGCCGGACTGTCTGATGAGTTCAGCACGGGCCTTTTCATACTCTCCCTTCTGCTTTGCAATTGTAAGCAGTGCATTATCTGCAGAACTGCGTGCAAGTACCTCTCTTGTTGTTCCGTGAGTAATCTCAGCCATTTGAGAGCCGATAGCAGAGGTGAAGCTGGTCCATGCTCCGAAAGCACGCTGTACATAACCGATAAATTCTCTGATAACAAGACCGACAAAAGACAACCAATTACCGAAAGAGGAAATCTGCGCCTTTACAGCGTTTTCGCATGAATCACTCATGCTGTTCATTGCTTCCAGGAAGCTGTCAGACAGATCTCCGAACAAACCTTTGATTGATTCTGTTACCGAAGTGAACAGATCTCCTATGCCGTTGATAGCACTTGAGATTGTGTCACTCTTGAGCATCTGAGTGAATTTATCCAGGGCAGAGGTTACAAGATTCAATCCCTCAATGGTCACTTTGGAAAGGCCGGAATCACCTAATTGTCTCCACATGTCACCCCATGCTTCAGAAACACGCTTGGTTGCTCCGGTTACACCTTCCATTTCCGGTTTTAAAGTGTCTGCAAACTGTGAGTTTGCAAGTTTATTCATGTAATTCTGAAGCTCAGCGGTATCAGCTTTGATAGTTTCGGTAACACCTTTATAGGTAAGCTTGATTTTGTCGCCTTCCTGAACAGCTGTAATACCTAGCTGTTTAAGACCACGAAGCTGTCCCATTGACGCGCTGGTAAGTGCCTGAGCAACAGAAGTGAATGATTGTCCGGTGCCACGTGCAATTTCGGCAAGTGCTTTGATAGACTGTGCAGATGTATCAAGGCCGTTTCTGCCAAGAGTGAGTGCTGCCTGAGTGATTTCATCGAATGACTGCGGGATGGTGCGGCTTAAATCGTTTAATTCTGCAAATTTAGCCTTTGCTCCGTCAACTCCGTCTGTAATTGCCTGTAATGCACCAATAGATCTCTCGGTCTGCTGCAGAGTCTCGTTGATGTTGCGTAAAGCTGAGCCGATCAGCTGAAAACCAAGCAGAGTTGATACATTGGCTACAGCTGTTCTAAACGAATTACGCCAATTATTAACTGCGTTTTCCATGTTGTGAAAAACTGTAGTTACATTGTGGTTCATCTGCGATATATTACGCTCAAAACGATTAAAGGAGTTGTTTGCTCCGTTTACGCTCGTTCTGATACTGTTAAATTCTCGATTAACAGTTTGAGTGAACTGTCGCATATTAGCAGTTGCTTGCCCTGTACCAACTTGAACGTTTGCACCGATAAGGATATTAGCCATATCTTAACCTCTGCTTGTTTTATCTATAATTTTATTTTTCTTGGAGCTGAGCATTGTCTTTAACAGCTCAATATTGCTTTCAACAGTTTTGTCTTGCGGACGTTTCTCCGGATGGTAGATGTAATACTCTTCTGTGAATACCTGCTGCCATATTGAAAGTTCTGACGCGGGCAGTTCGAGTGCTGCAGAATATGGCATGTGAAGCTCACGTGCCACTCTGATGCACAAACACTCAATTCCACCCGCTTTTATCAGTTTTTTGCCGCATCTCCGGATATGTCAGCAGTCTTGTAGATCTGATCTACCAACTCGTTTAAAACAGTAGGAGACAGATTATCAGCTACTGCTTTGTAGTCTTCAGCTGACTGTAGCAGATTTCCGCTTTCATCACAGTTACAGATACACAGCAGATAAGCCATCTTCTCAAAGTCGTTGAGTTTGGATAACTCGCCCTGCGTATCTAAACATCTGTTTCTAAAATCAGCCAATGCACTGCCGGATAATTCCTTCAGATAAAACGGCTCCGAAAAGCCGTTAATCTGAACCTTTTTGATTTTAAGAAATGATTTGGTTAAAAGGTTCATGTTGATCTCCTATTAAGGGTTGCTTCCCTGCTGTCCCTGCTGTCCCTGCTGTGTAGCGGCTACAGTTGAGAAAGTGGTATCACCGGATACGCGCAGATTGATCTTGCCCTTAACTCCGTCTTCATTTCCGGCACCAACGACTGCATAACCGTTCAGAGCGGCATCAAATACTGCCTGAGTGTTGTTCGGCCATACAATCTTGATAGTGACAGAAGTTCCGGCCTGAGCCTTGGATATCAGATCTGCCTGAGCTGTATCTGCATTGTAGCGATAGAATGTAAACTCAAGTTCAGATGTGTCCTTCATACCTGGAATGTAAGTCTTAACGGTATCGGCAAGTGTGGTATCTTCGACGAATGAACCAGAAGTACCAATATCGCCAATTTCGGTAAGACCGTTCCAGAGTGCATAAGTTTCATCTGCTGCATTAAGTGCCTTGTAGTAAACCAATGTACCTGCTGTTAAAGTTGCGTTTTGATGTTCGTATGACATTTTTGTGTTTCCTTCTTTTATTTGAGATTTTTAATTTCTGAAATTACCGCTTTGACATCTTCCTCAAGATA